GTCCGCTGCAGCCGCCGGCGGCCCACAGCGGATCGCCCACCGGGCCGTTGGCGGCGCTCGGGTTGCTCTTGTTCGATGCGTCCGCGATCTTGCCCAGGTGCGCGAACTTCGATTGCGTCGCGCCGCCGGTCACCACCAGCGTGCCGCTGACGTCGTACTCCACGCCGCTGGACGCGTAGTGGCCGATCGCGCTCCACCGCATCGTCTCCAGCTTGGTCGTCCCCGACGTCACCCACGCCGCGGTGACCTGCACGCCCACGATCCGCTTGGTCTGTCCGGCGCGCGGACACCACACGCGCAGGCTCGTGCCGGCGCCGCCGCTCGCCTCGGCCTCGCCGTGCGTGTTGTGGATCCAGTTGGTCGCCGCGCTGTAGTCGAACGCCTCGGGCGTCACCGTGATCGCCTCGATCCCGAGCGGCACCGAGCACTGCCGCAGGATGCCCACGCTCGCGCCGAACCCGAGCGCGTCGGCGCCGAACCCGCCAGCCGCGAACCCGTTCGCGACGTACACCGCGCCCAGGATCGCGTAGCCGGCGTCCGGCGCGGGATAGCTTGGCGTCGCACCAGGCGTACCCTGCTTGACGCTGATCGTCGCGGTCACACCGCGCGTGACGGACATCGACTGCGTGGACAGCGCGCCGGTCACCGCGTCCTTGAAGTCGCGAGAGACGGTGGCGCTGTCCGCCCAGGCGAGCTTGACCTGGATGATGTCGATCCGCGGGTTGCCGCTCGCGTTCGCGGCGATCGCGTAATCGCCGTCGCCGGCGAGCACCTGGTACGGGATGAACCCGGACTCGGCGCCATCCAGCCCGTTGACGAACTGGAACATCGTTCCGGGGCTGATGTACACGTGATCGGTCGGGTGATCGGGACTCGCGAGCACGACGCAATCCGCGCCGGACATCGTGTAGATCACGTTCTGATTCGCCCAGTCGTCCGTGCCGCCGGCGCCGCCCACCTCCCACCCGATCTCCGGGTCCGTGTCGGCGGCGATCGTGCCCACCAGGCGCTGCAGCATCTGATCGGTGACGCGTGCCAGGTTGATCTTGCTCGCCGCCGTCAGGTCGGAGTGCAGGATGCCCTCACCGTCTTGCCAGATCGGTTGCGCCCAGGTGTCGGTGCTCATGGTGTCCTCGTCATGGTGATTGCCGACGCTCCACGATCACGCGCACGCCGGCGGCCTTGCGCTGTCGTACCGTCTCGAGCACGCTCGCCGCAAGCGCGGCGCTCGTTCCGTAGGGGAGGATCAGCAGGATTGTGGGGTACGTGCTGCCGCAGCGGTAGCCGCGATCGCAGTACGCCTCGAGCCGTCCGGCCCCCGCGGTCAGCAGGTTGCCGCTTCCGTCGTAGCGATCCACGCGCCACGTCGCCAGCGGCTTCACCTCGTTCACGCCGCTGCCGTTCGTGATCACCGCGGCGTCGCCCTCGAGCGCCTCGATCGTAAACGTGCCGTTGTTCCCGGCGCTCGCGCCGGCGATCACGATCTTGTGCACCACGCCGTCCAGGTGCACCACGCCCTGGCCGAACAGCGGCGGCGCCTGCCACGTGGACGTCAGGCCAGATCCTGCGTGCACGGTGCGCTTGCCGGGGTACGCGACCGAGGCCCCGAAGATCGCGCCGGTGCTGGACTGCGGCGACATCAGCGCGGCGTGCGCGCGATCGCGCCGCAGCTCCACCATCGCCGGCGCGCCGGCCACGCCGGCGTCCGTCAGCATGTCCTGAACGATCGACAGCAGCAGCTCGCGGGTCAGCGCGTCCGGGTACTGCCGCAGGCGAATGCGCAGCGCCGCGTCCGACTCGTTCGCCTGGCGCCGCGTGCCGCGATCCTTCGCGTGCTGGTTCAGCCAGTCGGGGGTGTCGCTCGTCGCGCCGGTGGCGCCGCCGATCAGCGTCTGGGCGAACCAATACGCGCTCTGCGCGCGCGCGGCCCCCATCTGCTTCGCCATGCCGCCCTCGATCGCGAAGTCGCGTTCCGGCGAGCTGAACCAGCTGGGCAGCGAGGCCAGCGCGAAGTCCAGCAGCTCTTGCTCGTCGGTGGTCAGCGCCATGACTACACCACCAGCGGTCCCAGATCCACGGTGATGGTTCCCGCCCGGATCGTCTGGGCGCTCGTCGGCGTCGTGTCGCCGGCGGTGAAGTTGTAGGAACCGAGCGATCCCACGTCCAGCCCGATCTGCGCGGACTCGATGCCATCGGGATCGACGTCCAGGATCGCGCGCACGAGCTGGTACAGGTACAGCGTTTCGCCCTGGCGCTGCTTTGCCATCTGCGCGGTGATCGCATCGGTCACCGGCGTGATCAGCGGGTTCAGGTCCACGCCGTCGCGCAGGATCAGGTACACGAACACGCCCACCGGCAGACGGGTGCCGCCGATCACCGTCACCACCACGCCGGCGGATCGCCACGCCTCGAGCGCCGTCTCCACATCGGTCACCATCTGCGCGGTGCTGTTGCCGTCCTCGTCCGCAACGAGCACCGTCACCAGGCCGGTGGGATCCTCGATCGCGCGCGCGGTGCGCACGCTGGCGACGGTCAGCGCGCCGAACTCGAGCGCCGCGAGCGTGCCGCGCCGCAGGGTAGACCAGAAGGTGCGCGCGCGCTGACGCAGCTGCGGATCGGACTCCTGATCGTTGCCGCCGCCGGCCGCCGCCGCGTTGGTCACGCTGAACGTGGTATCGAACAGCGCGTCAACGATGCGCGTGATCGCCGCCGCCGCGACGTTGCCGGCGCGGCCGTCGGTCACCGCGGTGGCCGTCGCGGTGAACGGACCGTTCGCGCCGGCGCCCACGCCCACGTTGTTATCGACGGCGAACCGCTGCTCGCTGCCGTCCGCGGCGATCGCCGTCGCCACGATCGTGCCGGCCGCGATCGTACCGGCGCCGCCGGCGCTCGTGCGCGAGAACGCCAGCGTGACCTGTGCGGCGGTCGCCTGCTGGCGCGGCAGGTTCAGGTGATCGTCCACCAGCGCCGTCAGATCATCGCCCTCGGCCAGGTCGATAAACGTCGCCTTGAACGCCTGCGCCGAGAACCGCACGGCCGCGTCCGCCATCGCCGCGCCGGCGTGGATCTGGGCGAGCGACACGTCACCGTCCGAGAACAGCAGATCGTTGCGGCGATCCTCGGCCTCGGCGAGGCCCTGATCCACCAGATCGTTGACGCTGGGAGCTACGGGCACGGTGTCACCTCACCTGCAGTACCACGGCCAGGAAGTCGTCCGGGCGATTCTTGGCGCGCGGGTCCACCTGGACGTTGATGGAGATCCCCTCGGTATCCTCGAGCACTTCGATCACCACCTGCACCACGCGCAGCACGCGCGGCTCGAGTTGCAGCTGGGTGCGGATGCGCTCGGCCAGTTCGTCGCGCTTCGCCTGCGTGTTGCGCTCCTTGATGTACAGGCGCGCCCCGCAACCGTACTCGGGCAGCAGCGCCCACTCGCCGGGGTTCGTGAGGATCCGGCGGATGATCGCCTGACGCAGCGCCTCGCGGCCGGTGACCAGCGCAAGATCGCCGGCGGCCGTGGTCGCCACGTCGGCGTGCTTGCCGTCGTTCACGTCCAGCCAGATATCGCGACCCCACATCCTGGCGTGCTGATCGGAGCGATCGCCCACCTGCGTGGACGCCGCGCTGCCGCCGCTCGGGATGCTGAAGTCGTAGCCGCTCATGGTCCGTCCGTCGCGATGTTACCGGCTTGGTCGATCGCTCTGCAATGGAACGAGATCGTGCAGTCGGGCGGCCAGCCGCCGCGCGGCAGCACGCTGAAGTGGTAGCCGTTCGTGATCGGCGTGATCGTGGACGTGTCGAACGGCCAGAGCAGGCTCGCGCCGTCGTACACCACGAGCGTGTCGGTGCGGTTCGAGAACTTGCACCAGACGATGATCAGCGCGACGCCCGGGGTGGTGTCGGTGACGTCGAATTCGATCGGCGTCACCCGCGCGGCGTGGTAGTTGGCCGGGAACCCGCCCGGGTCGCCCGGCGCGACGCTCGGACTCGGCGACATGTTCGAGATCGTCGGTGCCGTGGCGTCCACCGCGCCGCCGCCGATCATCCCGTGCGTGGCGAGGCCAGCGCTCACGCCGTGCGCCTCGCCTTGTACGTGTTGACCTTGCCGGGGCTGTCGTACGTCGCGGCTATCGAGATCGTGGCGATCTCGCCTTCGCCACTGCCGCCGTCGGTCGCGGCGGCCACCTGTGCCTGCGACGTGAACACGCGCAGCCGCGCCGCGGTCAGGCCGTCGCTGGTGTTGGTGGTGTTGTCCACCATGTACATGCCGTTTGCGAGCGCGAACGCGATCCAGATCGCCTCACCAACGGTGTTGGCGGTCAGGTGTCCGCTGCACAGCTGATCGAGCACCGCGGCCGCGATCGCCGTCGTGCCGCCGGCCTGCAGCGCGCCCACGCTGACGTCCATGCGGCCGCCCACGAGCGCCGCGGGCAGCCGGGTCTGGATGTCGTCGGTGTCGGCCTGCACGCCGGCGATCGCGGTCGCGAGCGTCGCCTGGGCGGCGGCGGTCGCCAGACCGCTCTGGATCTCGGCGACCGCGCTGGCGGCGATCGCGTCGCTGTCGATCGCGTCGGTCGCCACCGCGGCGGCCGTCACCGTGTTGGCGTCCATCCCCTTCACCTGTGCCTTGATGTTGCCGCTGCCGTCCAGCGCCGCCGGGATCCGGTTGCTGATGTCCGTCTGGTTCGCGAGCGTCGCGTCCGCGGCGCGCACGCGGATCCGCAGGTGCTCGGGCAGTGCGTCGGCGTGCTTGATCTCGATGTTCAGCTCGCCCAGCGTGTCAGCAACGGTGTTGCTGAATGCGAACTTGTACTGACCGCTCCCGAGATCGGTAATCGTCGGCGTGATCACCACGCCGGCGCCGCCGTCGCGATAGGTGGTCACGGTGATCGCCGACGTACTGAGGCCAGCGACGCCATCCATCCCGTAGGACGCGCGCGAACGCAACGTCACCACCAGGTTGAACGCGGTATTCTGGACCATCTCGTAATACATGGGATCCCTCGTCGGAATGATCGGCGTGTGCGGCATCGTGAACGTGGAACCGAGCAGAGTCATGCGGTCCGCGTAAAACGCGGTCAGTGACGTGAAGATCGATCCGCTGACGGTCACGCGATCACCGGCGTGGTAACTCCATCCCACGGCCAGAGCGACGATCCCGACGACGCGGGAACGCTGCCGCCGCAGAACATGATCCACTTCTTGTCGCTCGTCATGGTCCCCTCGGACACCGTGTCCGCGCTGAGGTACCAGTCGATCACGTTACCCCAGCGCCCGCGCTGACCAGCAGTCGCGTCACCGAGTCCATAGGAGATGATGTACGGCGCCCCCTGCGCGTCCTGCGACTGCCCGGCTGCGTACGTCCAGAAGTCCAGCGACTCGCACGAGATCCCGAGGTTCAGGGTCTTGGCGACGCTCGATACACTCGCGTGCGCGACGCGCTGCCGCGCGTTCGCGGAGTACACGTGGTTGCTGTTCGTTGAGGTGAACGTCGTGCCGCCGCCGGCGGTGCCGTTGCCCAGCACGAAAAACCCGTACATGGCTGGCGAGAACGACACGCCGATCCCGCCGATCGTGGTGTCCGTGCACGCCTCGACGCCGAAATGGCAGACGTGCACGCTCGAGCGCCACACCATCACGCGGAACATTTTTCCGTCGTCGGTGGCGATCAGATCCCACACGCGATCGGCGGACGTCGCGGTGTTCAGCCAGGTGCTGGTGCCGCTGCACACCACCTCGTCGGTGGCTGTGGGCTGGTTCGTCGTCGTGCCAGCGAGCGCATACGCGGCGCTCGGCGAGTACGCGAGGCGCGCCACGTCGTCGGTAGCGCCCTGGTACGTCAGCAGGATCTGCGCCCCGTTGCCGTCGGAGAGCACCACCCAGCTCTGCGCCGCCGCCGCGACGCTCGCGCGCGTCGTACACGCGGTCTGCGACGTCCAGCGATCGGTGTGATCGCTCGAGTTGGTCGGCCCGGTCGTGCCGTTGCAGCTCCACACCACCGACCACGGCGTGGCGCCGCCGCTGTTCACCAGCCCGTCCTTCACGCCGAACAGCAAGCGCGCCATCGTGTCGTTCAGCGACACGAACGTGATCCGCTGGTTCAGCTTGGGGAACTTCCACGTTTTTGTCGCGGTGGGCAGCGTCATGGATCACTTTGCTTTCAGGTTCGTGGTGCCGGCGACGCTATCAGCGCCGCCTGACAGGCCGGTCACGGGTCCGCCGCCGCTCGGCGCGGTGAACGTTCCGGGATCGTGCGTGTGCCCGTCATACTCGGACTTCTTCACCAGCGGTTCGGCGCCGCCGCTGCCGTCGTGCACGTACACGTCTCCGACGACGACGATCCGGCCCGGCGCCGGCCCCTGCGCGCCGGCACCGCCGCCGGCGACGCCGCCGGTGGACAGCGGCGCGACCACCACCGGCATCCAGTCCACCTCGCCGTCAGGCACGTGCACGATCACCTCGTCGCCCACGTTCGGCACCATCGCGATGCCGTACGCCGCGGTGTAGCCGCCCAGGCGAGCGGTCACCTCGATCTTGCTGGGCACGAGCTGCACCTCCACCAGGATGTCGGTCACGTTGCCGGCATCGTCGGTGTGCAGCTCCCAGTGCTGATCGCTGGCGCCCTCGGCCGGCTTGACCACGATCCCGAGCGCCGCCCAGATCCGGCGATCGCGGAACAGCGCGCGCAACTCGGCCATCGGCAGCCGCTTGGCCGGGCGCCGGCCGCGCATCGGCGAGCTGATGCGGCTCATGATCCTAGCCCCCGGCGGCGCAGCTCGGCCGCCTCGCGCTCCTTGGTCCAGCCCACCGGCTTGCCCTTCGCGTCGCGGCGGCGATCGCGCGCGCGGTCCGCGGCGCCGCGCCGATCGGTCTGCTGATCGGGATCGCTGCGCGTTCCGTCGATCACGATGAAGTCCTGCAGCTGCGCCTCGATCGACACGCCCTGATCGACGTCGTACTCCACCGTGGCCTCGCGAACGCGCAGCGGCCGCTGCAGCGCCTGCAGCTTGGCGTAAGCGTCCGCGATCTTGCCAGCGATCGACTCGTTGAACCCGCGGCTGACGAGATACCTGATCTTGGCCTCGCGCGGCATCTCGGGATTGGCGAGCACCTCGACGTTGAAATCGTCCCAGTCGATCAGGTACGCGTCGCCGGTGACGATCTGCAGGATGTCTGACTCGTTCATGTCGCGCAGATCGTGCGTGCGGAACACCACATCGCGCTCGGCGCGGCCCAGCAGCTCGTACCGCGTTTCCGCCATCCGCTGCAGCGTCGCGCGATCGGTGACGCCGTAGGCCGGGATGATCTCGTACTCGTCGCGCTTGCGCACGGTGGTAGTCACCTTGCCCTTGCTGCTGACGTGCGTGTGCTCCTTCACCGCCTCCTTGAACTTGTGCGACTGCTTGCCCGTCTTGCCGAGGCGCTGCTGCACATGGAACGTGCCCTCGGGGTACACCACGTCCACCACCTCGCGCGTCTTGGGATCGTAGCCGCGCATCACGATCGTGGGGCTCTGCTGCTTGCCCAGGTTGCGCGTCAGCTCGAGCGACTCGAGGTTGGTCCCCCACGCCATGCGCTTGACGGTCCCCGCGTTGCTCGCGCCCAGGTTGCGCGGCTGCGCGAGCACGACGGACAGGCCCTGCACGAACAGGATGAACCCGTGGCGCTCGGCGAGCTTGTACATCACGTCCCAGTACGTGGTGTTCTGATCCACCGGGATGCCGCGCTTGTTCGTCGCAACCTCGTTCGCGCCCACGATCGGCAGCTCGTCCTCGGACACGCCGCGCACCTCGAGCTGCAGGCGGTCCAGATCGTCGGCCTCGTGCAGCAGGTCGCGCAGGATCAGGTCCAGGCGCTTGCCGCTCGGCAGCCGGCGCGCGCGGCCATTCGGCAGCGGTTTCCACTGCAGCGAGGCCAGGTGGGCGGTGTAGTCCTGCCCCTGGATGCGCACCCACTTGCCGTCGTCCGACAGCGACAGCTGATCCTGATCGAACAGCCCAGCCATCTGCGGCGGGTTGCCGTACGTGAAGCGATCGCGCGTCTGCGCGACGCCCAGATCGAGGCCAGCGGTGTCCGTCGGATCGCGCGGCCGCAGGTCGCCCGGGTCGGGTTCGGCGAGCGGCTCGCGCCGCGAGAGCACGCGGTACTCGGCCTCCTCGATCTGGAACAGGTAGATCTCCACCGCGCCGGCGCGCACGAGCGTCGGATCGATCGGCAGATCGCCGGCATCGAACTCCAGCTCCCAGCTGTCCGCCTGGTTGTAGCTGTTGCGGTGCAGCTTCACGCTTTTGGGAAGGACGGGGATCACCTCGGTTTCGCTGTCCTTCGCGGTGTCGCCGAACCCGTCGAAGATCACTTGCAGAACCGCGCGCGCCTGCGGAAAGAAACGCGCGCTCATCCCTGCCCCCGCGCCGGGATGATCAGCAGCTCGTCGCCATGCATGATCACGTGATCGAGGTTGTTCCGATCGGCGATCAGGCGCCACGCCGTCGCCGCGCCCAACGTCTTGCGCGCGATCTGGTACAGCGACTCGCCTTCGCTCGGCCTATACAGCTGCTTGGCGTCCGGCGCCGCGCGCTCGTCCATGTCGTCGCCGCCGGCGTTCGCCACCGACAGCAGCGAGCGCGAGTAGTAACGCATCGAGCGCGACCAATCCTCGAAGTC